AGTTCCTCGACATTGGGCTTACCGTAACCAGCACCGACCGTGTGGTCGCCGTGTGCAAGGTCGGTGCTGTCACCGTCCGTGCTGTCGGACCCGTCACCTTCACCGCCTTCTCCCTCTCCCTCTCCTGCCGATTCGCCCTGGCCTTCGCCTTCGGAGTCGGACTCTTCGCCGCCATCTTCGCTCATGCCAGAGGTATCGCCTTCACCCTCCATGCCCATCATCGGTGCACCGAGATCCGATTCTTCGCCTTCCTGCTCTTCCTCTGCTTGGTTTTCCGCCTCTTCGCGACCGAGAGTGAAGAGGGCACGGGTCGCTTCCAAGGTGTCTTCCCACGTTTCAGCACGGTCGATCATGTCGATGACCGCCTGCTCGCGAGCACTGAATTCGATCTGCAGCAGTCGACCCACCTTGTAATGAAGGTTCACGCGGTCGACCAGACGACGGTCGTTTACGTCTTCATCACCGACACCGAAGAAGTCTCGGTCGAACAGATCATTGTACGATCGGACGAAATCACGGCGAAGGCCTGGGAACTTGTCCTGCATGAGTCGCTCGATGCGAGCATCTTCGACGACGTTCAGGTAGTCGAAGACGACTCCCTGGGAGAACTCACCAGAAGGGTCCACCTTGCCGATGGAACTGCTGATGTCATTCGGGGTGAAGATGGCATGACCGACTTCATGACCGACCAGCATGTCGTAGAGGGTGCTGTCCATCGATTCCCACATGGGGAGGGTGAGGACCCGCGTCTCCACGTTGAACATCGCGGTTTCGACATGCTGGTGGGAGACGGTGATGTCCTCGGAGGCAAGCAGCTTCGCGAGGAGGGTCTTGGCCTCAAGATTCACGGTGTTGGTAGGGTTCTTGCTCATGACCCCCATTATACCAGACCGAGGACTTCCTGTCAAGTCCTTGGGGGATACCCCTTTCCTGATATTCAGAAGGGGGTTCGGGACTGTGGATGAGCTGTGGATGAGGCTGCTACGGTGGGATGGGGTCCTGTCCATACAAAAAGAACGCGGTGAGTCTGGACTTCTGACCGCCTTTAGGGCAACCCTAACAAAACTTTAACATGAAGTTAGGACCCCGTTAGGGTCCGATAATCTTCATTGAGATTGAGTCTCAATCGCAGCCAGGATATAGAAAAGGGAGGGTCCCGAAAGACCCTCCCCATTCCGAACTGCCTTTTTGTTTCAGCCGTCTGCCGAACGACGCTGGCGTCGCTCTGCGGGCTGTGCGATCTTTGCTCCGTCTTCCCAGAGCCCACCGACCGAGCGGACCGTCCAGGCCACACCACGGGCGGATTGGGGTAGAACGGCGAAGGCTAGAAGCCATACACCGATCGACACTCCAAAGATCTTCTTACCGAACCAGCCCATGGGGCATGATCCACACTTCTTCATTTCGCACTTTTCTTCATTACCCATGTCAATTCTCCTTTATTCTGGGTTTCAGAAACTAACGGTTACACCAGATCGGATCACGAACTGACCTCTGTCAGAACCAGCGACCCAACCAGTGTTGGTTGTATCGAACTGTCTACCTAGGCTGTCGAGCGAATAACCGACAGAGTTGGTCCACACCACGTGGGATCCTAGATCATAGTTACCACCAACGGTGAGGAGGTTCAGGTCACCATCATAGTCACCGACTTCCCACTGTACCCAACCGTTGAAGTCGTCCATGCACTGGTACGATGCGGTGGTGACGATGGACCAGTTGTTGAGATCACCGTCTCGGTCGTTTGCCACCCAATCAGCGTTGATCGAGAAGAGATCCTCGGTGTATCCAGCACCCAGGGTGTAACTGTTGACCTGACGGTTCTTCACGTCGTTATAGCTGTACCCTGCGTTTAGGGCAAGATTTTCGTTCATGTTGTAGCTGACAGCGGCACCGAGAGCGAAGTTGTTCTCTTCACTTGGTCCGAGATTGAGGTTGTTGAACCCGTTGTTGTAGAAACCGCTCACTTCGAAATCACCGAAGGTCCGTGAGAGTTCAATACCCTGACCACGACCCTGACCAAAGGTGAGTGCAGTAACCGAATAGTTGAGGGTGGTGAGACTTCGGGGATCAGTTACATACCCTGCATAGAACTGGGGAACGAACTGACCAACACGGATGTTGGCGAAGTCGAACATCCGAAGATCGACTCTTGCGTCGAGAAGACCAAAAGTGCGACTGTTGTCGGTCCACTGACCCGAAACGAGGAAGGCGACCTTCTCGTCGTGGGTGGTGCCGCTCAGACTGAGACGAGCACGGTCAACAGAGAATCCGTTGGAGGCAGGGTTTCCGCCACCGTTGTTGTAGAGGTATCCAGTCTGGACGAATCCACCAAGCTCCATGAGCATGATCTGAGCGTTGAGGGACTTTTCCTTCGCTGCCGCCAGTTGGACTTGAGCAAGAACGTCATCGTTGGTGTCCTGTCCTGCAGCAACTCCGCTGAGGGCTAGGGACATAAGAATAGCCGTAATTTTCTTCATTTGTTTCTCCTTATGAATGTAGGCTAGTGAATCAGGCTTCGTCAGTGAGATCTACCATCTCGCATGAACCCGCCGAGCATGCTAGGGTCTGTGACCCTGCGGTGTTGTCTTCCTTCTCGTATTGGTTCAGTCCAGACCAGTCGACGTTTTCTGGCATCTGAGCGAGAAGATCTTCGTATTCTTCGGCAGTACAGTCTTGGTAAGGTGCCTGCTTGTAGGAGTGGTCACTGAACGGCAGGAACGAAATCCCAGAGATGCCGTCGAAGTTGTCATAAACCCACGACCCCACTTCCATCCACTCGTCTTCCTTCACGCTGATCGTCACCGAAGGCTTGTGCTCGCAGAAGTGATTCTGATAGGTCAACCACAGCTCTAACTGCTCGATCGCCGTCTTGTCCTTTCTGAACACAGCATTTTCGGGAGACTTCACAGGGAAAGAGAACACCATGGTGGTGTCGGGCTTCATAGCACACTTCTCGTGAGGGAAACCAGCATCGACCATGAAGTCGCAGATGGGATCCTTGATTGATGCACGCACGGTACGAATGTAGTACGGGTTGTGCCTTGCGTGGATTCCAGAAGCAGCGTCGACTAGCTGACTTACTGTACCGCTGGGCTTCACGCAAGTGATCGCAGCGGACTGACTGATTCCCAGTCGATCCGACCATTCCTTGTTGGTGGAGATGGCTTTCTTTCGCAGTTTGGCGAGGACGTTCGGTAGATCCTCTGGGTTCTCCGACCCGTTGAGAATCGCGTTGTCCATGATGCCAGTGATCGAGACTCCAAGCAGTCTCTCTTCTTCGCAGTTCTTCTTCCACTCTGCGGACAGGTATCGGAAGTCTGTAAGGGTCGACTGCCACGTACCGATGATGGCGGCGATCCTCATCTTCCTCTGCAGATCCTCTTCCGTGTCGTCACCTCTTGCGACGATCTCAGAGAGGTTACAAAATTCGCGGTCTCGGAGGATGATCTCCGAACATGGGTTGGTACCGAAGTCATGATTGGACTCACGTCGTCCACCATCGATCCCATCCACCGTTCTCTGAGCGGCAGCCCTGTTGAAGATTCCTCTTTCACCGCTCTTGGACTCGTAGAGCGACAACCACTCATGCATGAAGGTGCCGATTTCGGGCTTCTCCTTGTAGCATACCGAGTTGTTAGACAATGCTCGCTGTGGGTCGATCACCCACCACTGTCCGCTCTTTGCTCCTCGCATTCTCTCGTCCGTAAGAGAGGAGAGCGAAATGAGAGCAGCACGACGCACACCACCGACCACGACGATCTCTGCAATCTTGCACACCTGGTCATGACATTCTAGCGAAGTCATCTTGCGACCAGCAGCCTTCTTGAAGTTCTCTACCGTGAATTGGAACATCTCGTCTAGAGACTCAGGACCAGACGAACGACCACCGAAGGTCTTCAGTCGGGAACCAGAAGGTCTTACCTTGGACATGTCCCACTTGGGCACCTGACCAGTGATCAGAAGCGAGATCAGTTCTCGCAGTGCCTTACACCAACCGATTCGCGAGTCCTTCACCACGATGGTGGTGTCAGAGTCGGTGAACTCTTCGGCGATGGTGGGGAGCTTGGCGACATACTCTCTCTCGACGCTGAATCCAACACCCGTACCGCACATCAGGATGTAAAGGATTTCGTCGAACGCACGGACTCGGTTGATGGCAACGTAAGAGCAGTTGTAACCAGCAACCATGTCCTTCTTCAATGCGTCACCTGCTGTCATCAGGCAACGCATGCTGGGCATGACTTCCAGATTTAGGATCGCGTCCTTCACTTCGCCGTAAATGGCGGGACTCATCTTGTAACTCAAGGTCCGCTCTAGGTGACCCTTGAAGAAATCCATATATCTGGTGACTGTTCCGTCCCAGTCTTCACGTCTCCCTTCGTCTTCCAACCATCTGCTGTATCGGCTAAGATGAATGAACGACTGGTAGGGAGTTGGCAGTTCTGTACTCATGTGTTTGTTCCAATATTTTCTAATGAAGAGACGCAGATTTATCTATAACCGCTTTCACGGTCACGCAAGATATTCGCTCGAATGGGGGAAAAGAGCCTTGACGATGCCACCGATGGCACTCGCGTACTGGCGGATCTCCCATTGTGCGTGCTCTTCGATACGCTGCTTGTAGAATCTCATGTAGGCGGCTAGGGATCCAGTCCAGAACCACTCTGTGAACATCGCTTGAGGAAGGACGAAGCGGGCCTGTTCAGGTGCCACTCCAGCATCCATCAAGTCATAGTAGTTCCGAAGGCAACCTACCATCATGTTGTCATATGTCTGCTGAACTTCGTCCTTCACCGTGATGAAGTCATCGCTTCCTTGCTTGGCACCACCAGTCGGCTTTCCTCTCCAGTTAGGCTTGTAGAACTCAGGCTCGAAGGACACGTATCGTCGAGAGATCTCGTTCTCCACGAATCCTTGCTTGTGCTTGAAGAACTGCGTCCTGATGGAGACTGGTGCCTTGATCCGCAGGGTGATCTGGGGATGGGCAAAAGGCGTCCAATGGTTGTGCTTGGCAAGATAACGAAGAAGCTTCTTATCCTTCTCTGCTAGGACCTTCACGTCCTCTTCATGAAAAACACTTCCCGACTCTATCAGTCTGGACACTGCATCCTGGTCGATTTCCCACTCGGACTCTTTGGCGAAGGAGACCCTAGCCGCGTTGCAGACTGTGATGTCTGAACCCATGTGGTCTACCAACTGCACGAATCCTCGATTGATTCCTTCTACTGGGACTGGTTCGTGCTTCATACGAGTTCCACCTGCCCCGCATCAACCGTACCGACAGTCTTGGTGATCGCTGCCACCGCTGCGTATGGGTCGATGTTAGAAGCAGGACGTCGATCTTCAAGGTATCCCTTGCCAGTGCTGGCAGTCTTGGGAGGAACGCGGATTGAAGCACCACGATCAGAGTCCCCACAGGTGAAGACGTTGATGTTCGCAGTCTCATGGTTCCCAGTCAATCTCTGGTCGTTATCTACACCATATGCCTTGATGTGGGTATCATGATTGAGTTCGAGACTTGACACGATGGAGTCGATGTATTTCTCTCCACCCTGTTCTCGGAGTCGGGTGGTACTGAAGTTGATGTGGGCACCAGAACCGTTCCAGTCTCCCCGAATAGGCTTGGGTGCAAGACTGACACCGATGCCTTCTCTTTCAGCGAGGATCTCCATCATGTACCGAGCGACCCACAGAGAGTCAGCGATATCGACAGGACCAGCGACACCCACCTGATATTCCCACTGACCAAGCATCACTTCTGCGTTGGTACCACAAAGGGGGACCCCAGCGGACAGGCATGCCTGTGCGTGCTTGGAGACTAGACTTCTGGTGGTACCCACCGCATCGGTACCGACACCACAGTAGTACCGACCCTGTGGGGGTGGGTAGTAGGAAGGCTGCTCAGACCACCCGTAAGGTCGACCAGTCTTTACGTTCATGAAGGTATACTCTTGCTCGATGCCAAACCACATGTCCGATCCAGAATACATTTCGCTAAGGCGACGAAGTTCCGCACGTCGATTGGAAGGGTGAACCCCTCCTTTCGTGTCATAGACCTCACAAAGGACGATGAAACTGTTCATACCGATCGAGTCCTCTTCATCGACGGTATTCGGATAAACCTTCACGGGTTGCAGGATGCAATCAGAATCGTCTCCTTCTGCTTGGAGGGTCGAAGACCCATCAAAACCCCATTCGGGAATATCTTCAACGGTGATGAACTTGTTATCCGTCGCGATAGTAGTGTACTTAGTCTTGCTTCTGATGTTGGGTGTCTCATATCCATCCAACCACAGGTACTCAAGTTTACAATTAAATTCGCTCATACTTTGCTCCATGTTTTCAATCTCAAAGCGGCTTCCAGGCCGCTGAAGGTGTTATTGTCGATGATCTTTTTGACATCCTTTGGAGACATGTCGTATACCATGTCATTGATGTCCTTCTTTACGATGTTGTCAGGCCAGATGCAGATCTTGTGACCAGCATCGATCAGATTTTGGTTGAACTTGATGATCTGCTTGTTGCGGGGTTCGTTGTCTAGGACGAAGACCAGATCCGTGTTGGCAAACCGAGCTGGGATGTTGTGGGCGGAAGATGCTCCCACCATGGCCACCGTGTTCGGGATGAACATGCTGTCGATCGGACCTTCCACTGCATACACAGTCTTTTTAGGATCCGCTCTCCACATCCCGTACCACAGACGTTCGATGCTCTTGTCTGCCTTGACGGTCAGGTATTTGAGTGTGTGCCGAGCATTCGCTTCGTCCTTCATGTTGATGGCACGACCTTGGATAGCAACCACATCACCTGCCTTGTTGTAGAAAGGGATCACCAGTCTTGGGTCCGCCCTCATCAACTTCTGCTCGTCATCCATGTATCTACCGAGAGTACCGAAGCTGTCGGTGAAGTAGAGGACGTCCCAAAAATCCTTGGGGATCAGACGCAATTCAGCGAATGTCACTGCTGGGTGGTCTTTGGGGAGATCTTTTAGACATGTGCAGTATTTGGCGATCGCCTTGGTACCAACTGTCTTCTTCTTGATGGGTTTAGACCCACCGAACAGTTTCTTGAACATATCCTCTGGGCTCTCCTTCTTCTCTTTCTTGGCGATCGGCATGCTGCCCTGAAAGAGCTGCATTAGATACTCTTTGTGGATGCTGGGTGCGACCTCCTTCAGGAAGTTAGAGAGGTTCATCCAGCAGTCACAGTTGTGGCATTTGTAGAAGAAGCGACCGTGTTTGGTGTAAAAATAGCCCCTCGCCTTTTTCTTGTCCTTTTTGCTGTCTCCGCAAATAGGACAAGAGCAGTTAGCGAGTGTGTCCTTCTTCCATTTGAAATTACGTAAGTTACTAGACGCGATATTGATGAATTGTTTATCTACTATCATGCTCATTGCTTTGACCTGGGGTGGCCTTCTTGTAGTTTTGAACCAGTTCATCGGTTCCGACTTCCCCAGCAGGTCCATCCTCTACTTCGTGAATCCACGATTCAGCCCATCTTCGCCATTCTTCTAGATCATCCCGCTCAACATCCTTGGGATCTAGGTCGATCTGATCTCTTTTATCAGTCATGTCTTTATCCTTCAAATATTCCATTCACTGAATTTGTCGCCTTGAGCGAACTTGCCGCCCAAGTCATCTCTGACGTATGTATTTTGTTGTCCCTGTCCCGACTGAACCAGACCGTCTTGACTGTCTGAATCCACGTCGAACAGTTTCATCTTCGCCCTATTCACACCAATGATGAATCGCCTGTTCTGAGCGGGGTCGTTGTACCGATTCTTCAACTGCTTAACCAAGATCTGGTTGTTCTCCTGCAACTCTTCGGTGGAGATGATGGCGAACATGAAGTCAGCGGTAGCTGGTAGACCGAAGGACTCGGAGGTGTCTTCCAGACCCACGTCGCTGGAGGTGAATCCAGTCCTGTTGGTCTGCGTGGCACTGAAGATCGGGACACCGACCTCGACTGCCAACCCTCGTAGCTCCTCTGCAATCGCCTTTACATACATGTAACTGTTGATGTTGTTGGCATTCTTGTATCGAGCAGCAGAACAAATGTTCAGGTAGTCGACAAAGATGATTTCGGGAACGAAGTTCTTCTTCATCTTCAGTTCCTCAAGCAAGGCACGAAAATGATTCACGTTCGCCGTTGCTGTGGGGTATTCCTTGACGATCAGAGTCCCTGAGCATCTTTCCGATACCTTCGACATCTTCTTCTCGTATATGTCCTTGGGCAACTCATGGAGTTCATCCATCGTGATGTCCATGAGATTCGCGTCGATTCTCTCGGCGATTCTCTCTTCTGCCATCTCACAGGTGATATACAAGACACTCTTGCCTTGGGTCAAACAGTTAGCAGCATGATGGCACATGTAGAGAGACTTACCCACACCAGTACCTGCGAGGCAGATGTTCAACGTCTTGGTGGGAGTACCACCGTTGGTGATCTGATTGAAGAAGTCCAGATCGAACGGGATCCTCTTCTCCTTGCGATGGTAGAACTCGTATCGGTTGTCTGCGTCTTCGATGTAGTCGTGACCTACGCTTTGATCAAAGGTCACTGACAAGGCATCCTGCAAGAGCTTGGGCAAGTGATTCTTGCTGTTCTTGCTCTTGCCATCGATGATCTGGATGGACTCCAGAATGGCGAGGTAGATCGCCTTATCCTTGCAGAATTTCTCCGCTGTGTCGACCAACCACTGGTTGTCGTTGTCGCTCTTACCAGCAGAGTAGATCTCGTGCAAGATGTCCTTAGCCTCGGAGAATTCCGACTCTGTGAAGTCGGGGATCTCAGAGATGCAGATGCTCAGAGCATCCTGCTTGGGGGCGTTGTTGTACTTATCCACGAACGATAGGATCTGGGTGAAGATCTTTCTCTCTACCCGATCAGCAAAATATTCTTCCTTCAGGAATGGTAGTGTCTTGCGTAGGAACTCCTCATTCTGAACCAAGTTGCTCAGGATTGTCTTCTCGATCGTTGGATTCGTCATTTTCATCACCACCGCTTCCGAACTTTGCATCTAGTAGGACGGTCAACACTTGACCCATCGCTTCCACCACACTATCATTTATCTCTAGATCATTGGGGTTGTCAATGATGTTATAGGTGAAGCTTACTCCAGGCTCCGTTCCTTCCATGACGTCTCCATCTTCGGTCAGACCGTTGAATGACACGACGCCGTAAGAGTACTTCAGACCTTTGCATTCACCCTCCAAGATTTGGACCCCATTGAGATCGTCATCCCCAGAGTCGTCGAAAAGATCAAACTTCGGTGCTAGGCTCATCATCTGTGATCTCCTCAGTGTTGGATCCATATTTGAACTCAGTGCCAACAACGACGTTGATTTGGTCGAGAATCTCGTCGGTGTAGTATTGTTCTGGGCTGTTGTTGATTTGCTTTTCATAGACTTTCCTTCCGTCTGGGAGTTCGATGCGAGTACCGAGCTTCTTGAAGATGCCGTACTTGATTGCAATATCGACCAGACCGTAATATGGGTTCAGACCAGTGTCGTAATTGAGCTGGACTTCTACCTGCTTGTTCTCCTTGGTGAGGCGGCTCTTGAACAGTCTACATCGGATGATGTTACCAACGATGTCTGTTCCTTCTTTGTCCTTCTTCTTGGAGAGGTAGACGATGGTAGATGCTGCATACTTCAGACCAGATCCACCGCCCATTTCCTTGGTGGGGATGTAAGCACCTACTACGTCGTAAGTGTGGTTGGTGAGGATCAGCGGGATGTGTGCACGACCCAGCTTGAGGGTGAGGACTCGGAATGTCGCCTTCACCAACTGTGCACGGGTCATGTCGCGGGTGTCCTTGCCTTCGGCAGTATCTGCCATTTCCTTATTGGTGGAAAGCATGCCGAGGGAGTCAAGGACGATCATCATGGGCTTCCGCTCCTTCTTGGGGAGTTCAAGCACCTTGTCGACGATCTTGATGCACTGGAGTCGGAAGTCTTCCACGGTAGCGATGGGGAAGATGGCGACCCGCTTTGGGTCCATTCCTCTCTCCTTCACCATCGACGATGTGATCGCCTGCTCAGAATCGAAGTAGAGGACCGCCGCTTCTTCGTTGTCTGCAAGGAACTTCTTGCAAACGTCAAGAGCGAAATAGGTCTTACCAGTGGCACTTTCTCCAGCGATGGCGACGATCTTGTTGTCTGGGATGCCACCATAGATGTCGCCAGATAGGAGGGCATTGAAAGCAAGCGAACCAGTGTTGACGAATCCCGTGACATCACTGCCCTCGACACCATCTTCCACCAGTCCAGCATATTCGTTGCCAGAGTCTTTAATAATAGTCTGCAAAAAATCCGTCATCATTCTATCCTCTCAAACAAACAGACTTTCCAAATTGCTTTCACGTTCTGTGTTCCAACCGATGGCACCCAGAATCGACTTCAACGGGTCGAGGAAAGACTTTTCAAACTGCGTTTCGTAATCGATGTATTCCGTAAGATCCATCTCCTTGGGGAGGACGTCGGGGAACGTGATCACCCTCTCCTTCGATGGGTTCGGCAACTTGAGATAGACGAACTTCGCCTTGTCATTCTCTTCGATGACTCGATATTTATTAGTCATCTTGAGCTTCTTCAAGTATGCGTTATAAACCAAGGCTCCCTTGGTCGCGATAGGCGTTCCCTTGATATAGACCGTGTTGGGATTCCCGTACTTTTTCAGACCTTTGATTCCACGGGGGAAGGCAATATCTTCAGGAGGCAGACCGAAGAAGTGACTCTTTACCTCCTCGATGTGATCCATCACCGTGTCTTCGTCTGTGTCCAGAATGAGACGCAAGCTCTTCTTGAGGAATTCCCGCACTGCCTCTGGGGTGGACGATCTGGTCGTCTCGATTCCCGTCACCTTGATCTTGGGTTCCGTGTATCGAACACCTTCGTTATCCAGCACGTTCAAGATGTACCGCTTCTTGGCAGTCCAGATCCCCTTGCTGGCGATCGCCTCTCGGCCCATCTTCATCTTCTGGTCGAAAGCACCAACCATTTCCGCCATCTTCTCATACTTGAGATCGATGAACGGGATGAATGCCTCGTTAGCGGTCTTGCTCAGGAATGCGACGACCTCTTGATCGGTCTTGTTTGAGCAGAACCTATTGACCAGATCCCCCACTCTCAGATATACAGAGTCTGTGTCAATGGCAACCACGTAGTCTTCGCCTTCCGTCTTCAGCACGGTGTTGAGGTAGTTGTTCAAGTGCTTTTCAATCCAGCGGATGCTGAACTGACCTGAAATCGTGATCGCTTCTGCAAGGTGGACATCGTAATAGCGGCAGTATTCGTTACCAACTGCACCATATGCCGAGTTCAACTGCACCTTTCGGACCAACTGCTGATTCTTGTACTTGGTGATCTCGTATTGGATGTCTTGGTTATCGGGGTCGGACTCTGCCCGCTGTTGGGCGGCGATCATGTTCTTCTTTGCTACCTTGCGTTCTTCGTAGAGTTTCTCCATGATCGCTGGCAGAAATCCCTTGAACTTGCGGGTGAAGGTCACCCCGTTGGTAGCAACGGACAGACCCTCGTCCTTCCAGTTCGACACCCTTTCCCATGCTGTGGGATCCTCATCAAGAAGCATTTGCGGAGTGATGAGGTTAGTCACCATCTCATTGCCCATGTTGTTCACCTTGGTCTCAGGACTCACGTTGTACTGCATGATCAGGTGAGGGTACAGACTGTTCAAGTCGAAAGACATGATCCAATCGTGCATTCCCACGATGGGGTCCTTCACGTAGGCACCTGCGTACTGCTCTGCCTTGGTGGTGACCGCTCTGGGGGGAACCACGATGTTATGATCCTTTAGGTAGTGATAGATGATGGAGTCCCACATCTTTACCTGCGAGAAGACGTCCATGAAGTTCACCTTCGCGGCATAGGCAAGAGCGACTGCCAGCTCCATCAATTTCAACTTCTTCTCTAGACGATCCACGAGGAGGACGTCCTTCACGTTGTATTCCATGAACTTCTGGAAGTCGTTCTTATAGAATTCGCGGATCGTGCCGTGTTCCTCGTAACTCATCTTCCTCTCACCCAATTCCACGTAGGCGATGTGGTCGAGACGATACGATTCTTGGTTCGTGTAGGTGAACGTCTGGTAGAGATCGTAATAGTCCATCACCGCGATACCGTAGAGGTCGAAGACCTTCTGCTCGGTACCACGGCGATGAACCACCTTCTCCTTGGTGATCTTCCAAGGCGACAGTCTCTTCGCTTCCTTCTCCCCAAGAAGCTTCATGATTCTAGCATAGAGATAGGGAATATCGAAGAATCGGACGTTCCACCCAGTCACGATGTCGGGTCTGCTTTCGTTCCAGAAGTCGATGAACGTCGCTAGGAGGTCCCGTTCTTCAGTGTAAACAAAACAATCCACATCATCGCATACAAAGTCACCAAGACCGAAACTATACACCTTGTCACCCAGCGACATGGTGATGGCGATGACTTTTTCTTGTGGGTCGTCGACATCGGGGAATCCTTTTTCACATGTGGTTTCGATATCGATGCAGGCGACTTTCAACATATTGTAGTCGTATTCGACTTCCTTGCTTCCTGTCTCTGCACCAATGTACTGGATCTCTAGGTTGATGTCACCCATGATCCTCATCCCACCCACTCCATCATACTGCTTGATGAAGTTACGGTAGTCTTTAATAGAGCCTGGAACCACTGGTTCTACGTACATGCCGTCTAGGTCCCGATATCGGGTTTCTTTCCTAGACGGCACGAACAGTTCAGGCTGGAAGTCTGGATTTTCGAACACCTGCCGCCCATCGCGGTAACCCCTGTAGTAGACGGAGTTCCCGTAGGTGACGACGTTCGTATAGAAAGTCTTGCTCATGTGTATATTATATCAGGAGGGCTGGTCTTCTGCAAGCTCTTCCTCGGTCAGGAATCCAGCCTCACCCTGTTGAGGGGTTTCTTTGCCTTTCTGGTCTTCGATGAAGGCTCCGAAAAGGACCATGTAGTTGATGATGTCAATGATGGAGTCCTGAACCCCTTCTTCCTTGACCTGCAACTCTCCCGCATCGATAAAGGTGATGAGTCTGCTTACCTTGTCGAGGATTCGGACCATGAAAGCCTGCTCTGTCTTACAGACCCCCATGATCTCAGATCTCTCGAAGTTCATCCATGGGTTTTTCGCATCGTCCCCTGCATAGTCATGGTTCTTCCGCTGCATAAGCTTACGGGCTGCAGCAGTGATTTCTGCGTGATATTCAATCAGTTGATGTCGGTTCATAACAAATATTTCCTCAGTGGGTCTTGATACCAGTCGAGCCTAGACCACCAACGCGATTGGTCCTCTGCTCTGGTTTATTTAGAGTCTCTTCGAATGAGTGTGCAATTACTTGTACCAACTCAGCCTGGCAGATTCTGTCTCTGTGGTTGACGGTGATTGGTACATCGCTATTGTTCACCATGAGTGCCTTGATCTCATGGAAGTAGTCGCTGTCAATGACACCAGTGCAGTTAGCAACGATGAATCCCTGCTTGATGGAAAGACCAGACCGAGGGTGGAGTCTAACCGAGTACCCACTTGGAATATCAAAGATGATACCTGTTGGGATAATCGCACGATGCCGAGGAGGGATGACCACCTTAGACTGCGGATGGTCGTTGAACCACGACGTGACGGTTGATGCATACTTTTGTTCATTTTCTG